CCTCGGTGGTCGCCAGCAAGGCGGGTGGCACCTTCACCTTCGCTGGTGGCGACCCAGTCGCGCTTGGGCTCAAGGTGGGTGGCATCATTCGCTTCGGCGGCACGGCCACGGCGAACGACGGTGCCAACTTCGTCATTCTGTCGTTTGGTGGCACCAGCAATCGCACGCTGACCGTGACGCCGGCGCCGCTCGCCGACATCTCAACGCCGGACGTGACCTTCACCGTGGTCCAGACCGGCAAGAGCACGATCGTCCCATCGACCGGCTTCGTGCGCCGCAAGTTCGGCTTCGAGGTCTACCACTCGGACCTCAACCTCGCGCGGCTCTATACCGAATGCCGCATGGGCAGCTACCGGATCGCGCTCCCGGCGACCGGCATGAGCACGATCGAATTCACGGTGCTGGGCAGGTCGCAATACGAGCCGGCCTCGGGCCCCTACTTCACCGCGCCAGCAGCGCCGACGGTGACGCCGGTCCTGACCTCGGTGCAGGGCGCACTGCTCCGCAACGGCGTGAAGCTGGCGGTGATCACCTCCGCTGACTTGACCATGAACCTCTCGCCATCCGAGGCCGATGTCGTCGGACAGAACTTCCCGGCCGAGATATTCCTCGGGCGCGCCGCGCTCACCGGCACGATCAGCTCGTTCCTCGACAGCGCGACCCTGATCGATGACTTCGTGAACGAGAACGAACTCTCGCTGCTGCTGTACATGACGGGCTCCAACCTACCGGGCGCGCCCGGCATGACGATCCTGATGCCGCGCGTGAAGCTCGGCTCCGCGGCCGTGAACATCACGGGCGAGAGCGGGCAGAGCGTGTCGTTCAACCTGCAGGCGCTGAAGTATGTCGGCTCCCAGGCCGGCATGCCGGTGACCACCATTCAGATCATGGACACGGAGGCCTGATCGCCAGATCCCCGGCAGGGGATGCGCTTCGCGCGCGCGTGTGAAGGAGGGGCGGCGTTCTGCCGAGCGCCGCCCCGACCCATCGGCAGGGGACAGTAATGGCAGGCAAGTTTGCGGGTCTCTCACTGGCGGAAGCGCCGGTGAAGATGACCATTCTCAACCCGACCACGGGAGAACCACTGAAGCGGCGCGACGGCGAGGAGTGCTGGATCGAAGGCTTTGCGTCGCAGAGCAAGCGCGGCCAGGAGATCGACCGCGAGCAGACCACCAAGGCCCTGCGCCGCCGTGTGCCGCGCATGTCGGCGCGCGATCTGGATGATGGTGTGGCCGAGAAGCTGGGCAAGCTGACGACCGGCTGGAGCCTCGCCTTGCTCGACGGCACGCCGATCGATGAGCCGTGGTCGCCCGAGAACGCGATCGAGCTGTTCACCGACACGAAGTGGCTGCGCGACCAGTGGGCAAGCTGGGTAAACGACCTGGGAAACTTCCAACCGAGTCCGTCTCCTACCTCGTAGAGTTCGCGGAGAACGAGTTTAAGCTGGCGCGCCCGCTGCCCAACGGCCAGGGCACCTACCGGGATGAGCTTGAGAGCTTCGCGCGTCAGACCGGACGGACTCCTTTCGAATTGCGCGGCCATGAGATGCCACTCGAGTTGGCGCATGTCTGGGCCTGGTTCCGCGAACTGAGTGCGGTGCGTGGATCGAATGGCTGGGGACCCAACCCGATCAGCTACCGCGAGATCGAGGCCTGGGCAGGTCTGACCGGCGCGCTCATCACGGCGCCCGAGGTGCAGCTGATCATGCAGCTGGACGGTCTCTACATCGCTGCGGTCGAGGACGCGATGGAGCAGAAGCGGGTCTGGATCAAGCAGCAACAGCCTGGGAGGTAGCGCGTGGACGTCACGAAGCGCACGACCATCCAGGCAGGCTTGGACCCGTCGAATTTCGAGGCGGGCGCGCAGAAGATCGCCGCGACCATGACGCAGAGCGCGCAGGCGATCCAGCGTGCTCTGCTCGGATCGTCGGCAGCCTTCGACGCGATGAAGAACAAGCTGATCGAGGGCCAGAAGGAGGCGATGGCCTTCGCCACGGCGTACATGACGATCATGCGGGCGGTGGCGGACGGCCGCGACAAGCTCGGTCAGTCCGCAGGCATGGTCGAGACCCTGGTCAAGCAGTTCAACCTGGTCGGCCCAGCCGCGAACGCGGCGAAGCAGGCGGTCACCGGCATGTTCGACGCGGCCGCCAACGTGGGATCGCGGCTGAAATCGACGCAGGACTTGCTGACGATCTTCCAGGGACGGGATGACCCTGCCCCGGGGATCAAGAAGGTCGGCACGAATCTGTCCGAACTGACGAACAGCACCGGCCAGTCGCAGTTCGCGATGCGCCAGTTGGGCGTGCAGGCGATCCAGACATTCCAGGGCTTCGCCACCGGGCAGCCGATCCTCATGACCCTGATCCAGCAGGGCCACCAGGTCGCCGACGTGATGATCGCGTCGGGCACCTCGTTCGAAAAGCTGGGCCAGGCCATAGCTGGTACGCTGCGGGCGATCCCTGGCTGGGTGCTCTTCGCGAGTGCCCTCGGTGCCGTCGCCGCGGCGCTGGCGCTGATCACCATCAACGCTGAGAAGGCCGCGGAGCAGACCCGACAACTCCAGAACCAGGTCAATGCGGCCCGCCCAGGCCAGGGCACGCAGGGCGCGGCGCAGGCCGAGCAGGCAGCGCGCGATCTGGCCGTCACGACCGAGCTTGGCCGCCAGGAGGCACTGACGGCGGCCTCCACCGTTGTGACCAACCGCTACTGGGCGGGCACGATCAAGCAGCTGGAGGACGTGATCGTCGTCGCCAACAACATGCGACGGTCACTCGGCACTGACCTGCAGACCGAGATCAAGAAGCTCGGCGATGCGATGCAGGATCCCGGCAAGGCTGCAGAGGAGGCGTCCAGACAGTTTGGCGTGTTCACCGCCGATATCGTGAAGCATATCCAGGACCTTCAGGCGGAGGGCAAGCGGACCGAGGCCTTCGACCTGTTCTTCCAGACGATGAATCTCGGCACGCAGGCCGCGAAGGACAACGTCACCGAGCTTGAGAAGGCGTGGCGGCACTTCAACGAACTGGCGACCGGCGATGCCTCCAAGAGTGCGTGGCGCGCTCTGGGCGAAAGCATTGCAGGTGTGCTGGCCCAGCTCCTCGAAGGCATAAACGCGGTCATCGAGAAGATGCGGGAACTGAACACGCCTGAGGACTGGTCCAACGTTCCGTTCACCCGCATGTGGTTCGAGAAGGCCGTTTCGCAGCAGCGCATATGGCCCAGCGCGTCTGGTCCGCCGCAGATGACGGCAGCGATGGATCAGTGGCGCAACGCGCCTGGTGCCGTGATGTCGGGGCTCAGCACCGCCGGCGCGATCGGCACCATGCAGCTCATGCCGGGCACCGCCTCCGGCCTCGGGGTCAACCCGTTCATCCCGAGCGAGAACGTCCTCGGTGGGATGAAATACATCGAGCAGCTCTCAAAGCAGATGGCTGGCTACTCTGGCGGTGTCGAGGAGGGCATAGCCCGCGCCTACCTCACCGGTCCGCAAGGCAATGTCGGCGGCGCTGCGGCCTCCACCTACGCCGGGAAGGTCTACCACGCCGACAGCAGCAAGCTGCCGTCCGACACCGCCCAGATGATCGAGTACTGGGGCTCGGTGATGCAGTTGCCACCGAACCTGATTGCGCTCGGCAAGCGCATCGCAATGGTCGAGAGCGGCGGCTCCCAGCTGCCCAGCACGGCCCCGTTCAAGCTCGGCCCCGACTTCGGACCGCCCCTGCCGCCCGGTGGCATCCCTGGCGCACCGGCTGCGGGTCCGGCCGGCACCACCGATGCTGATGCGCTTCGGCGCCAGCAACAGGCGAGCCAGGCAACTCTCGCCGCCCGTCAGGCAGAGAATGCGAGACAGCAGTCGGCCCAGCAGGCCGCCATCGTCCAGCAGACCGCCCTATTGTCGCAGGCCGAGACGATGGGCGATGAGCCGGAGATCAAGCGAAGGACCCAGGCCCTCACCGAACTTCAGCAGCACATGACCGAGCTGCGGAGCGAGCAGAACCGGCTGATCAGCGATCAGCAGAAGCTCGCACAGTCAGCAGACGATGCAACACACCCACTCACCGCGCAGGCCGGTGCGGAGCGCGCGCTGGCCGAGGTCCGGGAGCAGTTCAGGCAAACCGCCCGCGACACCAATGCAGGGATCGTCGATGAGACTGCGCTCTCCGTCGCGCTGACCGCCAAGCAGAGGGAACTGACGCAGCAGCGCCACGACGACATCGCTGCGCTCGACCTCCAGAGCAACGCGCAGAACGCGCAGATCGCGTTGATCGAGAAGGGCGGACGCGCCGCCGAGCATGCGGCGAACTTCGAGAAAGCCAACATCGATGCCCGCAAGACCGCCGTACCGGGGACCAAGGAATTCCAGACCGCAGTCGATGAACTGACCGCCGCCTATGACCGCAATACCGATTCCGTTAAGCGAAACGCTGCGGCTGCGCTGTCGATCCAAGATTCGAACCGGCAGCTTGAGCTGCTGAATGCCGAGGCCGCAGCGATCGACAAGACAACCGCCGCCCGCGAGCGCGAGCTGGCCATGATCCGCGAACGGCAGGCCCGCGGTCTCGCTCCTGGTGATGTTGCCAATGCCGAGGAGCAGCGCGCCATCGACACGAAAGGCAACGTGGCAGCGAAGAAGGTCGAGAACGACGAGCTGAAGGCGTCCTACAACGAGTTGGCCAACTCGATCAGCCAGAGCTTCGACACCATCGGCAGCGCGATGGCCGATGCGTTCCTCAGTGGCAAAGATGCAGCCGTCAGCTTCCAGACCGTGATGAAGACGGTCGTGCAGCAGATCATCCAAGAGGTCATCAAGCTGTCGATCATCAACCCGATCCTTAACTCGCTGTTCCCCGGCAGCGGCACGCGACCGACCCTGGACAGCGTCGGCAACGCGCTGAGCAGCAGCGGCAGTGGCCTTGGCAGCTTCTTCAGCGGCATATTCGGCGGTGGCACCTCAGCCGCAGTCAGCGCCGCAGCAAACGTGAATATGTCCACCTCGGCGTTCTTTGGTCCCGGGTTCGCGCATGGAGGCGTGTTCTCCGGTCTCCCCGGCATGGGCAACCTGCCGGGGATCGGCAACTTCTCCAACATGATCGTCAACCAGCCGACGCTGTTCCGCGCCTACGCGCAGGGCGGTGTGATGGGCGAGGCCGGTCCCGAGGCGGTCATGCCCCTGGTGCGCGGCCCGAACGGCGCGCTCGGCGTGCGCGGCTCTGGCGGCGGTACGGCGGTGATCATCAACACCCCGATCACCATCCAGGGCAACGCGACGGGCGCCGGCGGCAAGCTGGATCCGCAAGCCCTTGCAGCCCTGCAGAAGCAGATCGAGGGCGCGGTCAAGGATGCCGCACGCCGCACGATCGTCGATGAGAAGCGCCCGGGCGGCGATCTGTTCGGGGGGTAGCGCGTGGACACCCTGGTCGTGCCCATGGCGCCGCTCACCACATCGTCCGGCGCCACCGAGAAGCCGCGCATCCTGAACAACCACTTCCACGGCGACACCTCGTTCGACCTCCCGGACGGCATCAACGTCACGCTGATGAACTATCAGGCGACGTGGCAACTGCATCCGTCCGATGCAGATACGCTGCTCGCCTTCCTGCGCGCGCACCTCGCCATCTGGTTCTTCTGGACGATGCCGCGCGAGACCAGCCCGCGCATCTGGGAGGCCACGGAGTGGTCGCGCACCTCCGACTATGACTTCGACACGATCAACGTAAGTTTCGAGGAGCGCCTGCGCCCATGAGCGACACCGTCCTGCGCATGGCCCAGGAACTCGATCCCGATCCGGTGGTCGAACTGTGGGAACTCGACACCACGGCGTTGACGAACATCTACGGCGAGCAGGGCACCGGCAATATCTACCGGTGGACGCCAGGCGTCTTGAACTACCGCGATGATGGCGTGCTGAGCGCCGGATCGACCGCGACGCTGCTGGTGCTCGACAAGCTGATCAACCTGCGCAACAGCGCGCTCTCCTATCAGGCGCAGGCGGCCAACACCGACGGCAGCTTCAACCCGTGGATCGCCGTCTCGGGCTTCGGCACCGCGGTGGTCGGCGGCAACACGGTCACCACGGTCGGACTTGCCTCGGCCATGCCCTACGTGCCGCAGGCGGGAGCGGCCTATCTGTTGGAGAGCCACGGCAGCGTGCTGTTTGGTGGTGTCGAATATGTCCCGGCGCCGATCGAGCTGACCGGGCACGAGTGGAGCGGCCAGGGCAAGCTCCCGCGCCCCAAGCTCCGCGTCAGCAACCTCGGAGGCCTCGCCGCGGCCCTGGTGATCCAGTACGGCGACATCGTCGGTGCGCAGGTCAAGCGGCTGCAGACCTTCAAGAGCTGCCTCGATGGCGAGCCCAACGCTGACTCCAGCGCGCTATTCGAGCCGGACATCTTCGTGGTGGACCGGAAGTCGGCCCACAACAAGCACATCATCGAGTTCGAGTTGGCCGCAGGCCTCGACCAGCAGGGCATCGCGCTGCCGAAGAGGATCGTGCTGCGCAACCACTGCGATCACACCTACCGGCAGTGGAGCACGGTCGGTGGCGGGCATTTCGTCTACGGCACCTGCCCCTACGTCGGTGGCCTGTTCTTCCAGGGCGACGGATCCGCGACCACTGATCCCAGCAAGGACCTGTGCGGCAAGCGCGAGCATGACTGCCTGATCCGGTTCGGCAACTCGCTGCTGCCCAACTACGGCAACCCGCTGCTGCCGATCCGCTCCTTCCCTGGTGTCGCCGAGGTCGCCAACTGATGTTCGGGGACGCGGTGGAGACGGCAATCCGCATCCACGCGATG